GCCTTGTCACGATCCTGTGGCGCATTGACCGCCTTGAAGTCCAGGGGGTGACCCGTCATCAGGCCCATTGCCCGGATCGGCTGCAGCAACCAGTCGTCCAGGCTGTTCTTTTCGATCACCACCCTGGCATGGTCGTGAGCCTCCGACAAATTAAACGCCCCCGCCACTATCTCATCGGGCTGCCAGTACTCGGCCGCTGACTGGTGGACATAAAATGTCGTACCGATCTTGCTCACGACCACATACCCCGTCTGGTCAGACTTCTTTACCTCCACAGTCCGGGCCGGATCAATTATTACGGTCCTGGGGGCATAGGTTGACGGCGGGAGGTCGCATGATGTGATCATATCCTCCGTGAACGGCTTGCCCTGGCTTCCGGATGCCACAAGCATGTATTCCTGCATGAACTCACGGAGCATACCTTCACGGCTGTATTGGGCTTTTTTGGTCCTTATCCACTCCATCGGGTAGCGTTCCGGCCACAGGGACTGTGCCTCGGGGTCATCGATGTCCCGGTCGGCCAGGGGGAAGCGGCCACTGACCCAATTTGGGCTGCTTGCGGCACGCCTGATCAGACAGTCATCGGCCAGGGGGGTGCCGGTCATCCGGATACGCCCGAGGGTCTTGTCCATTGCGGGGATCAACTCGAGGTGAATCTTTTTCCAGTTGGCATCGACGGTCGCCGTGTCCCGGACGGATGACTTGCTCTCAATGTCATCGAGGTATGCCCTGTCCGGGCGCATGTCGCGGTACTTGTATCCCCGTATTTCCTCCTCCCAACCGTGTGCCTCGATCAGGGAGCCATTGGTGAGTTGTATGCGATTTTCTGACCACAGGGCACCTTTTAGGGGGCCAAATATGACCTTTAACTTATCGTTGGTCAGTATTTCGTGCTTGATGGCCTCTATCCGCTGGCAAGCCTTGGTGTAAGTCTCTCCAAATATCAGGGCATACGAGAAGTTCCCAAATGCCGCCTCCATCAGAAGAAACTCCTCGGAAAGGGTCGTTTTGGCCCCCTCGCGGAAAGCCTCTATGACCACAAGGGGGTCGATACTCCGCCACATATCCATAATATGTATATGGAATTCAGGGGATGCCTGTTTGTGGCGGTGGGCAAAAAGGAGTGCCGAGCCCAGGGCTCGGTCGGCATTGATCTGTCGTAGCAGGAGTTCTTGGGACATAGGTGCCAGTTGGTTGCTGTAGTAACGGGGGTTACTCTAGCACGGAGGTTGAATCCACACCAACTGACCGCTGAATAATACCACACCGTAGGTGGATTCCTTTGGTTAATACCTTTGGTTAATACCTTTGGTTAATACCGTGGAATATTTACTTAATTAATTGACCTTTATTTATAGCGGCCATCGGGATTGAGGTCGTCCCAAAACGCGCCGTCCGGGAAATCGAAAACCTGGAGTCCCTGAGTTTGCATTTGCCAAAAATCCAAATATCAATCAATCGAATCTAGATCGAAATAAAATCGGCCCAAGGAAAAACGGGCCGAAAATTATTAGCTAAAAATTAATTCGGTGTCATAATATGCCCCCAGCCCGTTTAATTTCATGCAATATTGATTCGGCTTGATCTACTGCATACTTTTCATCAGTATATGAATCTGATCGATAAGAAACATATTTACCATCTAATAATTCAAATGACCACGGCTCGCTGATACCTTTGTATGATACATGATTTTTGTCGTATACAATTTTGTATGATGTCGCCCTCATAATTTAATACTCCTATATAAGTTAATTAATTTACTACATGGCCATATTAACTTAATTAATTAATTATTGCAAGCAAAAAAATAGGCCCCGAAGGGCCCAATTGGTTTAATTATCTACGTTCCCATATCTTTTCAAATACTCTATGGCTGGAATTGTACTTTTCGAACAGTGCCCGACATTCCATGTTAATTCTTGCGCCATCTGTTCGCCCCGCAAACATATTTAATCTATTGTATTGATGCTGAGATTCTTGCAATGCCAACAGGTTAGCCTTAATCATGTGATTCTTTGCGGTATCAATAGCTCTATCCAATTCTACCCACAACAATTCAATGTTTACTTCAATTGATTCGCCTGGACTTGGCACATAAAAATAATACTCACCGATATTACTTGATCGAATCTCATCAATCACAATGCTCTTTTGCTTGTTTGTTGTCGCACTATTCTTTTTATTGTTTATCAGGATAATATCTTTTGCAATTGTTGGAACTTTACGGGCCATGATGTAATGTTTACCATAAGAATAAAGAATATCATCTCTATAATATAGTCTGGTATTATTTAATTCTTTGCCACCATTTAACCATCGGTTCGCTATTACTTCGTATTGTTTAGACATAATTACTACTCCTATAAAATTAATTAAATATACTACACTCCTATTATATACTTAATTAATTAATTATTGCAAGCAAAAAAAAAGGCCCCGAAGGGCCTATTGGGAAACTAATTTAATATTCTTTTCATTTCTTCAGCCAATGTCCAAAGTCCGCGATTCAACGCCACATTTTGATCGATACCCTTGATTGCTCTTGCGTGAGTACTCACACGGCGGCCAAATTCGTTTGTTTTCATTCCATATTGGCCGCCCTTAAGCATGTTTTCCTGGGTAGCATTGAATACACTCCATAGGTCATTTTTTTGGTCATCAACTCGCCTGGGCCGGATAATTTGTTTCGGTTCGAACCCGCAATTTTCGCTATCTTCGTATTTGATAGCAAGAGCGGCCCGTCCAAATGCCAATTTATGCTCATCTGACAACATAGTTGAGCGCATTGCATCCACACTAGCAGATACCTGGTCAAAATCGTCCAATATTCTATATGAACCCTCAATTACTTCATTTATTGCAGTTCCTGAATGTCTGACTCTTATTTCGCTATCAGTCTGACCGCAAATTAATCCATTAGCGCATACGAATCTATACATTCCGGCCATTAATCTGAACCCGCTTGAACCATCATGTGAATTGATTAATACCAGTTCACGCACTTCACGCTTGTCTATTTCGTTATCGCGCCGGAACCGTATCAAATGCTTTCCGAACCCTTTTTTATCCTGGTCACGATTCTTGGCCATGCTTACCTGTACCGGATTAAAACCTTCACTACGCATTGAATTAATCAAGTCCAGTGTAGGGATATACACATATTTACCGGATCGCGAATGATGAGCATGTTCAGCGAAAATTGAAGGGGCCATACGCATTAATTGATCGTTATTCATAATTCACTACTCCTATAAAGTTAAGATAAGTACAGCGAGATAGATTATATAATTATATAATTAATTATGTCAATCAAAATCCCCTCTTTTTCCTATAATCATATTCGGCCCAGGTATCAAATAACCAAATCGCCGCCGCAAATATACAAATTAATACCCACACGGTCACAATAACCGCCATTGCTAACAAACTAAGCATGGCGCGCACCTTGTCGTATGTCGCTGTTCATTCTTGGCATTAATAGCGTATTCAATCTCATCCGCTAATTCCTGGACTACTCCCATATAGTAATTATCATATTTGCCATATCCACACTCCACGCCGCCGAGATATTCTTCACGCCCTTCAATTTCTTCATCGTCATCATTCAATAAAACCACACGAACAATGGAATACCACCATTCCTGACGGCAATAATCGCGCAAATAATTATAATCATGCATAGCTGCTTTATGCGCCTTTTGTCCAGGTGTATCCGATGGCAAACAATCGCTGCATCCCAATCCATACACACGCGCCGTAGCAACCGCGCCTTTAAAATCGTAATACCTTTTCATATCTCGATCCTGGCACAATATCAATTCGCCTGGTTTCTTATCTCGATTCGTCCATTCGCTAACTGACCCATGACCATCGTTTTCTTTCCACGGTTCGCCGCAACATTCATCATAAGATAATTCGACCTTAAATTTATTACCACTTTTAGAAATATATTCTTCCGTTTGATATATATACATAATTAATTAACTCCTATAAATGATTAATAAAAAACTGCAAATACATATTACATTAAATTAATTAATTTATCAATAGTTTCTTTATTATATCTATTTCCCCATAATTTCCATCCACATAATAAATTATATATTTTAATATCTCCATTTTTACATAACCGTATACATCTCGGATCATAAATTTTGGACAGCCGATTAAAAATTAAGCGTTTTCCCATACATCCCCCATATAATCAATAACTTAGGCTCTGCCCCCATACCCTTATACCCACAAAACCATGAGTGTAAAATTTATCAATAAATACATACAATTAATATCAAATACCCTCATTACCCTCATTACTCTATCTAATATTACCCATAAACTAAAGGTATTATATTATAGTACAGTATATAATATATTTAGTAAATATAAAATCAGAATGCACTTTTATTGGGGCATCTGGGTAAAATATAGCTAAGTCGTTGATTTTATTATACACTCCAATACCCACTATAAAACAGCCAAAATATAGTATATAATATAATCTCATTAACCAAAGGTAACCACCATCATGCATATAATTAACTCAGCCACACCACCAACATCCATCCCACACGGACATATTTACTTAGGTAATTTACACGGTTATCTCGACCGACCTGTTCCTCTCATTCAATCAATGGAGACATTTAATTACAGTATCATCATGGATGGTATTGTGGGCGAACTCAATCCCGACCAACAACAATTAATTAAATTAATGTATGCGGCTACCACTACACCCTCCCCAACCGCCCACAAGGCCAAAACCGGACGACCTAAAAGTAATCCAAACATTCAACTAAAGACACGGACGGTCAATCTCGACCAGGCAACTGTGGATGCTGCCATTCGACTTGGTGAAGGTAATTTGTCGTTGGGTATTCGCCGCGCACTGGAGGGTAAATAATTATGTATATAGTCAAACCAACCCCTGGATATAAACCGTCCCTGTCCACCACCGAGGCCAAATACCACGGCATAGAGTTAGTCAAGGACGGCACCATGCGCGATGTATACCGTAGCGAGAAGCCGCCGTTTGAATTCTTCGGTGAGTGTGACGGTCAGATATTTAAATATGACCAGACGGAGGAACTGGATGCCGTGGTGGCCAGCCTGGCCGCACCTCTACCACCGGCACCTAAGCCCGTGGGTAGACCTCCAACCTACGCCAGCCGCCCCAAGTCGCGCATGGTCAGCCTGGATGAGGCCAGCGTGGCTATTGCAATGCGCTTGGGAAATGGTAATGTGTCGCTAGGTATAAGACTGGCCCT